CAAAGTAAAGGTTCCAATCAACCTCTGCGTCCACCGCGTGAACCTTTTTTCTTTTTCATTGGTTTTTTAGCCATAATATATCTCCTTATGCGTCAACTAATATAATTTCAAACCCTGCGGCTACAGGACCTGATGCACCTGCTTTGGCTCTGATTTCAATATCAGTCTTAGCAGGAATTCCTTTTGGCACTCTCCAAGTTCTTCCATGAGGTGTGCCTGGTGTAATTACTAAACCTTGTGTCCTAAATACACCACCATCTTCACGCATCATTAGTTTACCAGTAACATCTTTTTCTTTTTGTGAACTAATGTTTGCACTTACTAGATAACCTTTTTTGTTTGCTGGTATTGTATAAACAGCCATCATTGTTTGTTGATATTCACTTTGTATTTGTGCATATACTGTTCCGCCATTGTCTATATCAATGTTACCGCCTGCGGCTGTGCTACCACTTACAAATGCACGAAATACTCTAATGAAAGTTTCTGTTGTTGAAGCAACACCTGTCGCTCCTAGTGTAACTGTTACACTTTGTTCTTCATAGTTAGCATTAAGACCTTGAATAGTAACTTCAACACCTGAATCATCTGCACCATCTGCTGATGTTGCTGTAACTGTTACTGCCGAACTTGGATACGCATAAATTGCTACTGCGTCCCAAATGGTTTCGTAACTTGAATGAACGGCGCTGTTGATTCCAAATTTGTCAACAGCACTTGCATCATCTACTTGACCTAGTGCAATTTCCCATTCTGTTGTGTTTGTTGATTGTAATTGTTTAATTTGTTTACCCATTATTCATCCTCCACTGGCACCCAAAAGTGTCTACAGTTGTATCCACCTCTAACAACAAAAGGATCACCTGGTTCTTTGCCAGCCCAACTGTCGCTGTTCCAAATGTTGTAAATCTCTTCTTCGGTAAGTATGGCACCATCTAACTGTTGGCAAAACTCTCTTGAAGTTTCTATTACTCCGCCTGCATATTCAAAGCGGTCTACTTCTTTGCGTTTTGCACGACCTAAACTAAATGCGCCTTCAAATCTCATTACAGTGTCTTGCGACTTTCTTCTTACTGTTTCTCTGAGGTTTGCTCCTAATGTAACACCTGCAAACTTTTCTTTCAACTTGGTTACAATTCCTTGTGTTTCACTTGCAGGTGCACCGCTGTTTCTCAAACTCCTCAGTTCACGTTGAAGTCTTCTTGCTTCTGCGTCTGAGGTCTCTGCAAATACTCCTGATACAGCCGTGCGTGCCTGGCGGGCCAATTGATCAACTGCTACTCCGGCTATGCCAGCGATAACAATTTCATCAATTATCGAATTTTGCTGTTGTTGTATTTCTGTTTCTATTGAGTTCTGTGCGATTTGTGATAGTGTTTGTGTAGCAGTTGTGTCTGCTTGATCTTTGTCACCTAGTCCTTGCATTGCTACTGTGTCATCGGCTACGGTTTGCAACTCTGCCGGAATAGTTTGCACAAATTCTGACATAGGCTGAAATGCCTGTTGCAGTTGTGCGCGGTTGTTTACAAGAGTTGCTGGATCTGCTTGTGCTAGAATTACTTCTGCCAAACGATTTTCAACCGCCTTAGTAGCGTCTTCAATATTTGCCACGTTTGTGTCAATAACTTCTGTTAATAACTTATCGTGGTTTTCAATATCAGTTTTGGATGCCATCTATATTTCTTACTGTTGCTTGTTCTGGATGTATGAAGCCTTGAGCACCTAGTGCAAGATGTTCTGCTTCGGTTGTTGCAATTACAGTTTCTCCTGTTTCTGGATTATACATTGGATGCTGTTTGAAGTTGTCAATTTCATCAACCACAGTTTTGTAAGCATCGCCATTGTCAACTGCAAGGTCTGCAATAATCTTATACACTTCTCTTTTGTAAGTGTCTGAAGGAACGCCCGCGGCTAATGCTTTGATATAGAATTCTAAATCATTGTAGGTGTCGCGGATGTTGTAGCTCATAGGATACTTAATATAGCCTTCCCAGTCGTATCCCATGTATTCCGCCCACAATCTCCACATCTGCTCTTCAGCAAGTTCAATTGACTGTGCTTTACTTGCAAGACGTGAATTAAGCATTTGGAATTCTACTTCTCTCGAAACTCCACTCATTACTTTGTTTTCTTTGGCGCGAACGGCGCCGGTGTTTGCTATTCTATCAATAGCCTCAATTGCCTGGTCTACCGCCTGATAAATTGATTCAACTGACGTGCCGTTAAATTCAAGTAGATAAGGTTTCAATCCAGGGTCCATTGATTCATCCATGTGTATCAATGCACCAGCGCCGATGCCTGCTTGTGTGTTAGGTGTCTTAACTAGACTTGGATGTGTGTTTAGTCTAATGCTTTGGTCTACTTCTGATTGTGCATTATAGATAAACTTCTGTAGGTCTGCAATATCTGCAATATCACTTACACCAACACCCCGTACTGAACTTCTTTTATTGTAGCAAATCACAGCAGGAATCTTGCCCAACTGGTTTTCTTCTACAACACTTTCTATGATATCGTTTTGGTTTTCATCAACTACTGTGGTCTTTACCATTTCGGTAGACCATTCTTTTACGGTAGTCACATCACCATTGATTTCTTCAATGTACTTGAGGTATGACAGTTCATATTTGCCTAAATTGTTTCTTGTCCACTGCCAGTCTGTTACAAACATAGGTGTCAACATACTTAGGTAAGGTCTTACACCTGCTTCTACTTCTTCTGCTCTTGTTGCCGCGCCAATGTTTGGTTTGCTTACAATCATCCAAGCGTGTCCAAATACACTTACCCAAATGCTCAAGTCACGCATGAAATGGTCTAGTGTTCTACCTTCATAATCACAATCCATGTAGAAACTTTGCATCATAGGATCGTCTGCCATTGAGCCCAGATCTCTTAGAGGATGTTCTTTGAAAAGGAATGAAGTATAAACTGAAACAACACTTTGGCAATGATTGTCCAATGGTGTTGTTCTTAGTCGCAGGTCGTATTCTGCTGAAGTTTCTGTTTGGTATCTAGCAAGGTGTCCTGCTTTGCGATATTCGTCTCCACCTAGATAACTTTCTAGTAGGAATTTGTATTGTTTCTTATAACTGTTATAAATGTTATTGCCACTTAATACTTTGGCAATTTCGTTTTGAATTGTTTCTGTTGCGTTTGACATATTGGATCCTTATGATTGCAGAGCCACACCCCAGCGTCCCAGGGGCTCTTTGTTATCAACATTCTTACGAACAGGAAACAAAAAGGCAACCATATAACTTAGCGCATCGAACATATGGTCATAACCTGTGTCTTTGTCGGGAATTCCTGTCCCTTCTTTGAAGATGTGTTTATCTAAACTTTCTACAGTGTATTTATTGTCTTTGCTAATATACAGGTGATTTTCGCCATCTGCTGACTTTAACCTAGCATTTAATGCATTGATTCTATCCTTTACAGGATCATGCTTGCGCGGTGCCTTAACAATAAAGCCTGCGTTCTGTAGAATAATGTGATCACTGATACCACCGCTTACACTCTGTCTGCGACTGCCGCTTGGATCAGGATATACAAATACCTTACTCTTAGGATATCTGTTTTTGATTTCTTCTGCTACTTCTTCTGTGTTTGAACTGTAAACATTTAATTCGTCTATGGTGTATAATTTGTCACCTTCTCTAACTGCAACCACTGCCGTCATTGGATTGACGTTGAAATCCATTCCAATGTGTATCATTGAAGTGTCAAACTGTTTGCGGTCATGCAAGTGAATGTCTCTGTCAAATGCCCATGCAACTCTGTTTTCATAACTTTCAAATGTTGCTTCAAACTCTTGGCGAAACTGACGTTCACTCATGTCACGTTTGGCAGCCACTATTTCTTCTGGTTGCACAAAGCCGCCGTCTAGTGTTGTGTATTGCCAACTCTTCCAATTGTTTGTTTGCTTACCATTTACATACAAATCATAGAATGGATTATTCTTTCCTTTAGGTGTTCCAATAAACAATGCTCCGCCTTGTTGATCAGCAAGCGCCGGACGAATAATCTCACCCCACAGTTCTTTGAGTTTGCATTCAGCTGCTTCGTCTATTACACAATAACTTAGGCTAACCCCTCTTAGGCGGTCTGGTTCTTCTGCGCCTTTTAAACTTATTGTGGAGCCATTCTTTAAGAGGATGCTCAGTTCCGATTCGTTTATCTTTTTTGCCCATCTCAAATCCAGTAGTCTTTTCTTAAGCGGTTTCCAAAGAATCATCTTTGCCGCACGGTACGAAGTTGTAATATAGAATATTTCTTGATTGGGTATTCTTGCACGAAAACAAATTTCACGTAGGCTTAGATATGTCTTGCCAAAGCGTCTGCCTGCCACAACAACTTTGAAACGACTAGGATCATCGGCTACTTGTTTTTGTGGCTTACTTAATTTCATTTTTTTGTAACTGTTTTACTTCAAATTTTAAATTGTTGATTTGACGCTGTTGTGAATTTAATAACTGTGCAACTTGCTCTGCTTGTTTGCTGTATTGTAAGAGTAATTCATCGTGATTGTTATGGGCGACAATCAGTTTATTAATCATCTCTTGTGCTTCTTGTAATTCTGCGTAAGGATCAAAGTCTGGTTTAAACAAATTTGCCTCCTCGGCCTCTATATTCTGCGGACCGTTTCAAATAGTTATATCTAATGCCAATTTCAACATTATCAATTGTCCATGGTAAGTTTGGATCTAATCTATACATTGAATATTGTTGCGAAAGTCTTCCGCGTTCTGCCCAAAGTTCGTCAGTCCATAAACTTTCATATTCTGGCCAACTTAGTTCGTGTTCTTCATTCCTGTATTTTGCCTGTGCTTTGTGCTTCATCCAACTGTAATACTTGTCACGTCTAATTGGACAGTCGCCTGTTAACCAAGTGTCCGAGCATGGTCTGCCTCCGGTGGTATTTGGTTTTCTTGTGCTTTTGTTTACATACTTGTATTCATACATTCTTTAAACCTCTGGCAGTTATCCTGCCTCCAATATATCTGTTATAGTAAGTGTCATTCAACAAAACATCATAATCAAATTGCAACTTCATTTCAAAGTAAGACATCTGATTCTTGTTTGCACATAGCACAAGGATCTGTCTGTCAAAGTGATCTGGCCCGAGCGTCTCAACTTGCTGTTTTAGTTCCTCGTTGCTTCCATAGTAGCACTGCCACTCAGTTTCCTTACGACTATGTCGCCTGTTGGTCTTACCTTTCAACGGCTTGAGTTTTTGGATGCGCCAGAAATTCTTTTTACCAATATAATATCGGTCATTAAATGTATCATGTATTTTGTATACAAAGCCTTGATATGCTTCTGGAGCTTCAGTATACGCTTTTCCTAGATATTGCCAAGTCATTTGTTCCAATGCTCCGCTAATATGTCTGCAAGTTCTGTAGCATCAACATCAAACACAATTTCTGGTTTTGAATCTGCATTTATACGTTTGCCGTTTATTTCTTCTAAATTAGTAATAATAAGTCCTCTTGGATACTTACTGATTACACTTTGCCAATTGATATAATTTTTAAATCTGCGTTCAACATAAGTTACGCGACGTTCTTGTGTTTTTAGATCAACAAATTCTAAATGCCAAACATCATGTCCTGGCATTAGTTTACTGTCACGCTGAACGCAACTATTTACGAGCCAATACCGCATCAGTAGGTTTCAACACAATTTTTTCATCTACAACAACTAGACGTGGTGAGTCTTTCTTAGTTGGAGGTATCTTCACTGGCTTCTTGTTGTCTGTCATCTTCTTCTCCTAATTCAACTGAGTCTTCTTCGTTCCAAGGCAATGGTTTGTTTGATTCTGAGTCAATTGTGGAATCGCTCATGCCAAGGATATTTTTCGAAAGAAAGATTTGCACGGCAGCATTCATATGGTCACAAGCATTCTTAAACATTGCACGTCTTAGTCTAATCTTTACATACTCGCGGCCTTTTGTTAATTCGTCCGCAAAGTTATATCTAAGAGTGTCTTCCTTGACTCCAAAGAATCGTGCGATTTCTCTATCGTCACAGCCAATAGCGGCTAATTCATATACTTGATCTGGTGGGACAACTGTTTTTTCTCTTCCTACTGGCAATCCTTCAATAGTCGTTTCAACCAATTGCTTAGGTCTTGGACCAGTACGATGAGGATCAGTAACTCCGTGTGCTTTTCTTTCTTTCATATTATTATTTATGCACAACAAAAAAAACGCCACAAAA